GCCCACATTGGTATGCCAAAAGCCAGAAGCAACTGCACCAGCAGCAGCACCAGCAGCAGCACCCATGTCGTCCACGACATGCCACCTCCTACGTCCGCAGCAGCCGTACCGTCATGCTGCCCGCCACTTGCGCATAGGGCTTGAGCAGGGCCTTCACCTCTGCCGGTATCCCCTGGCTCGTGGGTGTCGCCTGGGTGGTCGAGGTGGGCGTCTGCCGTGGGTCGAAGTACGTAATCTCGGTATCCCCCACCTTGCGCGACTTCACGACCCCTACCTCAAGCGTGGTACTTGTGCCCGCCTCGGGGGGCGATTGCTCCAGCAGGGACAGCGCATAGAGGGCCGTCGCCTGCTGGACCGCAGTCGGAATCACCGTCGAGGGTAGGGGCCGCCCGAGGTGGTCCCGCTGGCCCATTTGTGGCCAGGCCAGGGCCTGCGTATCCGTAGCAGGACGGCCATACCACAGGACCTGGCTGTCGAGCAGATCGGTCGCCCACATGAGGGCTGCGGCCTGGTCAGTGGCATCGGCTTCCAGCCAGGCATCGGTATACAAGCGTTGTCCTAGCAGATCAGTCGAGGTCACGACATCGACATAGCTATTGGCCAGCGGACCGCCAGGCGTCGCATCCAGGGTCGCCATAGCACGTTACTCCCGTGGCGTGGACGGCCTGGATGGCGCCCGACTAGCACTCTCACTGCTACTCGGGGTCGCATGGGACGTCTGCGGCGCAGCGTGACTCGCGGACGTCGCCCGCCGGGGCGCACCCGTACTCCGACTCGCCGCACTCTCCGGCGCCATCACGACCACCTGCGCGCCTTCGGGGACATTGGCGAGGAGCGCCGCCTTCTCGTTGGCGGCTTCGCGCTTCTTGTCCCGCTCCTCCTCGGTGAGGAGTTCCGGATGGACCTCCCCCATGCCGCCCTGGAACTTGGCACGGGCTGCCGCGAGTTTCTCCGGATCCGGCTGGTCACTGGGCGGGGCATAGGTATAGTCGCCCAGCATGACGGCTTCTTTCGCATCGACACTGTGCATGACGGCGGGATTGCCATCGGCGTCATAGACTGTAGTAGGATAAGTTGGCATGGCCTACTCCTCTATAATAATGTATAGTTACAACTAACTTACTGCGATGAAATCATTCGGTTTATAGGCCCAACCAGCCCTATTGGCCGACTTCGCTAAAAAAGACCCATAAATAATAGAACTCGTCGCCCCTAGCGTCGCTGTCACTCGTATGAATTTCGAGTCATTGTCTTTAAAAGCAGCCATATCTCCGTTAATCGGGATATGGACACGCCCAGACGCAAGCGTGGCTGGCCAGGAATACGTCGCAATAGCCGTATAACTTCCCCCAACGACGTCACTGACTTCGAGGGTAAAGGTATACGTGCCCGTGCCGAGCACGCCCGAGGCATAAATCACCCAATCACAATTAGCGAGCATACGGGGGTAGAGGAGGACGCCCGTCGAGCTTGCAGTCGCCGCAACGGCGGCACCAGGAGCAATTAGCTCTGTAGCTTTATCGAATACTTGGATAGACACTAGTTTATTCCTTTCTATAGAGAGTATAGGGAGTTCCCGCTGTCATCGCAAGGGCATATCTGCTATACTCTAGGGGTTCGCTAGGTGGGGTCGCTCCCCTAAATCTCCTGTCCCTATCAACAGGAGGGCCTTGCGAACCAACCTTCTGATCCTGATAGGAGATCATCTGATGGCCCAGCCTGTCCCTGTCAATGGCATTGCGTGTATCTGTGCGTGGGAACCCTGTAGCAAAACGGTTATCGCGTTTCCTTCGCGTGTAAAAGCTCACCCAAAGCTGTATTGCTCCAAGCCCTGTTCGCTTCTTGGCACAGCTCAAGGACGCAACCGACAAGTGACCCTGATTTGCTCGTGGCCTCCGTGCAGTCAACCCTTTGCGGTCCATCGCTGGAAATTGCATACAGGCTCGAAAGAACGGTGCTGTTCGCGGTCCTGTAAAACGAGCCTGGTTATGTCCCGTATGTATCCTGGAACGTTTGCCGAGAAGTTCCTGGCACAAGTACAGAGGGGTGCGCCTGATGAATGCTGGCCGTGGCAGGGGCGCACAGCCGGCCCTGGTGGCTACGGGATGATCTATGTCCCTGAAACCCAGATGGATACCGGCGCACACATTGTTGCATTCTATTTTGCACAGGGGCGTTGGCCCTTGCCAGACATGAGTATTTGCCACTCGTGCGACAATCCGCCGTGCTGTAATGACGCGCATCTCTGGGAAGGAACGACCCTGGAGAATGCCCAGGACTCTATGGCCAAAGGACGTAAGCCTATGGGGGAACAGCACCACGCCAGCAAATTGACGGACCTGCAATGGGAGGAGATCCTGGCATTGCTGCACGAAGATACCCTGTCGAGACGCCAGATTGCTGCACGCTATGGCATTAACCATAAGAGCCTTACCCTGAGACTTAAAGCTCGCGGTCTATTTTTTCCCACCAAGGTTGGAAGGAGAAAAACAAGACATTCCTAGCCATAAAAGGCGATGGCGTACCGTAACCTATGCAACTAGTGCGCCATCTTTTATTCCTCTTAGTCTTGCAACACTCTTCCCCCCGAATACTGCAATAGACGTATACCATTCTATCCTAGTACGAAAGACAGGCTTAGATTCAAGCTCTCCTAGATCTCTTACATCTAGGCCTTGATTCTGTATTCCTATTACGCCCCCGTCCCCCAGTTGCACCACGTAGATACTCGTGGAAGCCGCCGCGCCACCGCCGGGGTTCGCTTCGGAGAAGGGAAGGATCGGTGTCCCAGTTTCGTCATCCTCGGCAATGAGAATCTCCAGCCCGTTATACGTCTGAACTCGTTGCCCCAGATTATTGAGTGTAAAGTCCACATTCCCCATGACCGCACTGTTACGTGAGGCTTGCGTCAACCGCAATGACAGTGCCTTATTCATGATCATATGGGTCGGCGAGTCGACCTTGCTAATCAGCGTGTCCAGCTTGAACAGCGACAGCGCATCCCCACCCGAGGTCGCGCCTGCATCGACTAACTGACTGGACCCCACTGGGATACGCCGTTGCAGGCCATCAAACTCCCGTGGCTCTGCTGAGCTATCCCCCTTGAGGAACGTCTTGGTCCACCGATGCGCCAGCGCTTTAACTTTCATACCCTCCTGGACACTGCGCTGATTGGCCCCCATCGTTTGCGTGATGAAGCGGTCTACGTCCAAATCGCCCCCGGCAATCACGAGCGATTCGGTGATGGGATTTAAGACCCCCACAGACTCCGTAAACCCCTCGTTGACGCCACGAAACCCGATTCCGGGTAACATTTCCTCACGATTATACTTGAGCGCATTGCCCGCAATCCCCTCAAAGGGTAAGGCACGGAGAATGTCTGAGTTGCGTGCGAACATCTCGACAATGGTATTACGGACGACATCACCGGGATTGAGCTTACTGGCTTCGATGATCGTCAGGGCCATAGGGTGGTTTCCTCCATAGAGTTAGCCAGCTCGCTCCCTGACGCACTGCCAGTGTGCAGAAGTGAGCGTGGCGCTAGCGGTTTTGGGTGGCCTGCCATTCGCGAAAGCGCGTGAGACGCTCCGCGGGATTGGTAATGCTGTTCCAGTCAATGGCGTTATTGCCTGGGCCATGATGAGCCGGGGCGCCACCACCCGAGGACGAGCGCCAGAGGTGGGAGGCTTCGCCTGAGGCTTTCAGACTAGCAATCCACTCTGCCGGCGTCAGGGGATGCACGCCATCTTTCCCGTACCTGAGATCATCACCGTTTTTGGCGACGACCTCGCCTTGCTCATCCAGGTCGGTAAAGACCGCGAGCCCGCGCTGCACGGCATCGACAATGGCCGGTTCATCCACTTTCGCAGTCGTGACGGCATTGAGGAGCGCGGTTTTAATACGGTCCTGGCGCCACTTCCGATCGGTCACGCTCACGGTATCTTTGAGTTGGGTAATTTCCCGTTCCATGGCCCGCGCCTGGCGCTCGTGTTCCGTCTTCATGCTCTCAGTGCGCCGGGCGACGAGAGCCTCAATGCCCTGCTTGTCATAGATCTCGGCATCGTCCAACCCTTTGACGCGGTCACGCAGCTTGACAACTTCGTCTGGATCGACACCTTCAAAGCGGATCTTCATGTCGGACAGCGACTTCTCGGTCTCGCGGCGGAGGCGACGTTCAGCGTCCAGCGCGCCCTTCAGTCCGCTCACGTCTTCCGCAGGGGGATCAAGCACGAGCGCCCAGCGTCCATCCCGTTCGCCGTAATGCTCCTGAAGTCCCTGGGGTATCTCGGTCTGGTTGTCATACACTTGCTTGAGTGCCATAACACCTCCCGTGTCTGGCAAGGAACGCTCTGCATCCCACAGAGCATCAGGCACAAAAAAAACGGCAGTACTGAATCACTCAGCACTGCCGTTTGCAGGTCAGGGACGGTGCGTCTAGTCTAGAACTAGCGCATAAATTTTGTTAATAGTCTGGATATCCCTGGGAGATGTCAAGAACTATTTTGGAACGCGCCCCCATAGACAGGGACTTGACACGCCGAGACAACCTGCCTATAGTACCTCTCCTGTGTCTACACGATGAACATGTGAGTAAAGATATTGTAAAGGAGCATTCTCATGCCGACACGCAAGGCACCTGTTATGACAGACCGTGCCGATGACACCCAGGGCAGCATTGCAACCAATGGCACGCTCAAAGATGCCAGCCCTACCATGACCATGGGGCGTATCGAGGTCCCCCGTATCAACATTCAGGAGATGGAGTTGGTGCTGATTGGCGATTCCCCGCTCATCTGCCACCGCTGGAGCGAGAAAGCCAAGCAGCAAATGCTCGACAAGCAGATGAAGCGGGCGACCGAAGGCAAAGCTGCCAAAGACCCCCAGAAAGATTATGAGGATAGTCTCTATCCTCACCCCGACGGCGGGTATGGCTTCCCATGTATTGCCTTTAAGAATGCCGGCGTCTCCGCCTGTCGTTTTACCGATGGCCTGAAAATGACCGAAGCCCGTGGCGCCTTTCACGTCATAGGCGAGATGGTGCAGATCGAGGGCACGCCGTCCATGCGCGAAGATACCGTGAAGATCGCCATGGGCACGGCCGATATTCGCTACCGCGCCGAGTTTAAGACGTGGCGCGTGCGGCTACGCATTCAGTACAACATCGCCGTGTTCTCCGCCTCACAGATTTGCAACCTGTTTAATCTGGCAGGATTTGGCGTAGGGATCGGGGAATGGCGCCCAGAACGCGATGGAAGCTACGGGCGGTTTCATGTGGCGGAACATGAAGAAGGGAACGAGTAGAGGCAGAGCAGTCGAGGCATGGCATGGTGCGGTACGGCGTGGTTTGGCGTGGTTAGGCCAGGCGTGGCCGTCATAGCGTGGCGTGGTGAGGTGCGGCGTGGGTGGGCATGGCGTGGTTTGGCAAGGCCGTTGAGGCGCGGTGTGGCGAGGTATGGCTTGGCCTGGCTTGGCGTGGCCGTCGTGGTACGGCAGGGTCTGTCTGGGTGGGGTAGGGCGTGGTACGGCGTGGCGGTCCCGGCCCGGCGTGGTGAGGCCCGGTTGGGCGCGGTGAGGCAAGGCGAGGCCCGTCGAGGCGGGGCTGTCGTGGTAAGGTGCGGCGCGTCTAGGTGGGGTGAGGCATGGTACGGCAGGGCCGGGTAGGGCAGTCGGGGCCAGGCAAGTCCTGGTGGGGCAAGGCCCGGCTGGGGTTTGGTTTGGCGGGGTAGAGCTGGGCCGCCGCGGCTAGGCATGGTGTGGCCCGGTGTGTCCGGGCATGGTGGGCAGGGTAAGGCATGGCTGTCATGGTAAGGCCGGGCAAGTCGGGGTCAGGCTAGGTAGGTCTTGGCAGGGTAGTCATGGCTAGGCAGTCGGGGCATGGTGGGGTTGGTATGGTGCGGTACGGCATGGTGCGGCCCGGTTGGGTAAGACACGGCGTGGCCGTCGAGGCGGGACGCGGCGGGGTGTGGTTAGGTCAGGCGTGGCCGTCGCGGCTGGGCATGTCGGGGTAAGGCTTGTCCTGGTAGTGCGAGGCCGGGTGGGGCCGTCACGGTTTCTAGGCATAAGGGTATAACTGAGAGAGGCACACATGGTTTATCAGCAAGACACTGAGGCAAAGATCACCTATCACTGGCGCAAGGGCTTTCCCAACCATGGCGTCTCGGCGCAAGTCGCCGGGGAAGCACTCGCAGCCATTCATGACCAGTATGGCGACATTACCCCCGAGCAGATTCGTGACGTGGCGCGTCCGCCAAGCTCCCCGCTGCACCCACTGATTGAGTGGAATCGGGGCAAGGCGGCCACGGCCTACCAACTCCAACAAGCGGCGATGCTTCGCGGGGCCTGTCAGCGCGTCGTGGTGTACTATGTGGACAAAGAAAAGCGCGAGACGGTGATCCAGGCCTTTGTTGCTCATCCAATCGACAAACGCCCGGAGAACGGCACTGGAGGGCAGTGTTTTGTTCCCGTCGCCCGCATCTTGTCCGAAGCTGAAGCGCGTGAGGCCACCATTGCACGCGCACTGGAGGAATTGGCGGCGTGGCGGCGGCGCTATCAGGCCTTCTACGAACTCGGCGAGCTGTTCGCTGCCATTGACGCGCAACTCCATCCCGTCTAGGTGAGACAAGGCCGTCATGGCGTAGTGAGGCGCGCCGGGGCGTGGTAGGGTGCGGTAAGGCAGGGCTGTCGAGGCTTGGTGAGGCGCGGGATGGCGGGTCATGGCAGGGCCTGGCAGTCGCGGCATGGTTAGGTTTGGCGTGGTTAGGCGTAGTTGGGCGCTGCAAGGCGTGGTATGGCGGGGCCGTCGAGGCATGGTGATGCCCAACGGGGCACGGTAAGGTGGGGCTTGGTGAGCCGCGGCACGGCAAGGCCGTCATGGCGCGGTTTGGTAGGGCGTGTCAGGGTAAGGTGCGGCGTGGTTCGGCGGGGCCGTCGAGGCAAGGCCCGGTATGGTGAGCCTTGGCATGTCCTGGTAAGGTTGGGCGTGGCCGTTGAGGCGTGGCCTGTCCGGGCATGGCGAGTCCGGGCCAGGTAAGGCTGGGTAGGGCCTGGCGGCCATGGCTGGGCGTGGAAAGGCATGGCACGGCGGGGCAGTCGGGGCTAGGTCCGGCAAGGCGGGTCCAGGTCGGGTAGGGCGCGGCGTGGCCGTTATGGCACGGCGTATCTAGGCGTGGTGAGGCGCGGTGAGGTGGGGTATGGCAGGGCCGTCGAGGCGTGGCCCGGTGAGTCGAGGTCAGGCGCAGCATGGCAAGTCAGGGCGAGGCCGTCGCAGCCAGGCGTGGTTTGGCCAGGCTAGCCTTGGCCAGGTAAGGCACTGTAGGGTAGGGCATGTCAAGGCAGGGCCGTCATGGCATGGAGTGGCTAGGCATGGAGGGTCAAGGTGGGATGTGGCGTGGTTGGGCATGGCAGTCAAGACAAGGCACGGCGGGTCTGGGTGGGGTATGGCAAGGCAAGTTTCGGCTAGGCATGGCCGTCAGGGCTCGGCGCGGTAGGGCTCGGTAGGGCATGTCTTGGCGTGGCCGTCAAGGCTCGGTCCGGCGGGGCTGTCGAGGCGTGGAGTGGCTAGGCCTGGTAGGTCAAGGTATGGCCTGGTGTGGCCGTCGAGGCAGTCGGGGCTCGGCAGGGCGGGGCTGGGCGAGGTACGGCCCGGCTGGGCAGGGCCGTCGGGGCTGGGCTCGGTGGGGCTCGGTAGGGTATCGCAAGGCTCGGTGGGGCGGGGCCGTCGTGGTAAGGCAAGGTGTGGTGTGTCAGGGTGAGGTTGGGCGAGGCTGTCAAGGCTAGGCTAGGCCTGGTAGGGCAGGGCCGTCGCGGCTTGGTTGGGATGGGCCTGGTGAGGTGAGGTTGGGCGCGTCAGGGCGGGGCCGTCAAGGCAACGACATCTCAGAGAGAGATTGTATGCAAAAGATGAGTGTATATTTTACCGATCGACAAGCACAGGTCCTAGAGGCCCTAGCGGCGCAGGCAGGGATTACCTTTGCAGAAGCTCTCCGACGTGTGCTAGATGAGTGGCTCACATTAACCCTCCCTATGGCTGACAGCAGGGGTCTGCGGCATCCGGGAACACCTCACAGCCGACCCCAAAGAACACGGCTTCATAGCCAAACTCATCAATGGCGTCGAGCAGATCGTGAATGAGGGAGGCAAAGATCGCCCGCATCTTTGCCTCAGTGTCCGGGTCCAGGGGTGCGGCGCGGTGGTTATGGGACATGATAGTGTCACTCAGTTAGCGCAGGGTTGGTATTGTGATTCGCTTTACATGCTACGCCACGGCAGTAGGGGCACTCCGTATCAGAAGAATTAGAGGCTCTCCGACAACTGTCATGTTCCGCATGGTCATCATCACTTTGTTTGTCTGGCACAGGCCAATAAAAAGAGTTGTCTCTTGCATAGGCCTCTAGATAGAGATTCATGACAATACGCTCGTCATTATTGAGGATGAACGGCTCAAGGCGTCCAACGACCCAGACGAGAAAATGCCTCTCGATTCTATCCCACGAGACTTGGGTCACGAGGTCCATATTCAAAAAACGCTCTTCATCAAACTTGACAAAGGTTGCCATATTATTGAACTTCCTTATTTTCATCACACGTGCAATACTCGATTTCACAGAGCCGGCCTAGATCGCCCATCTCAAAAGTCTCAGGGTAACCCGTTTTGGCAAATGCTTGGTCCATGATCAACCGGACTTCTTGAGCTTGCAACCCCCACATCATGCCCCCGCCACAGACCGAACACAGGACGACCCATGCTTGTTGTGTATACATATTACGACTCCTCTCTCGGGGGGCGAAAAATGAGGAGAGCGCTGGGAAATGGAGCACGATTCGTTGCTCCAACAAAGGTGAGACGACCCACGACAAAACGAATCTCAGCGTATGGAGCATAAGTATGCCACCACTGCGTATCGGGTGTGGCTTTCACGAGACACACAACCGTCGCCCCTACTTGGGCGCTGTCGTAGGCTTTCTCTATCCACTGCTCAATACCGCGTCCATACGGGGGATTCATCCAGCACACGTTGGGCGCCCAGGGTTGGCGCAAGCCGTCGTCCGCTTGCGTAAAGTAGCGCAGGCATTTGGTATTGCTAGAGCTTGCAGCCACGTCGAGGGTAAAGCCAAACTCAACGTGTAGGGGATCGAAAAACTCTTGTGGCGTACCCCAGTCTGCCCGCTTGCTCCGATGGTAGACTTTTATCTGGGCCTGTTTAGCCTTTCGATGGGTCCGTTGATTTTCTCGCCACGTTGTCTGAATGTCTGGATATAGTCTGGGACGACCCACGCTAGCCATTATTCTCCTTGTGAATTATTATGACATGTTTATTGTCATAATAATTCACTGTTTAAGGGTTTACTAGGTCTAGTTTTTAGGCCGCTCTCCCTTCTTTTTCCAGATCTGCCGTAAGGACTGTCAGTCCCGTTCTATCATAGACATAATCGCGTAACCGCTTAATACCCTCGGCTCCAAGGCGCGTGATCTTTACGCGGGCATGACCTTGAGCATCTTGTACCGGCAATCCCGTCACCTTATGCGTTTCCGCTTCGCCTAAATAGGGAATCCACTCGGGGTTAAAGCGGCTCCAGTCAATAGCCGCGAGGCGTTGAATAACCGTTCCCATGGTCGAAGGGGCGGCATGCAGGTGGAGAATGAGATCATGAAACACCAAGCCAAGTACCTGCCACCCTGGAGCGGTGAGGTGCAGGGAATCCCGGTCCGTAAAGCGCGTTTCCCCCATGTTGGCGCTGACATCAGCTAGGTACGTATCGAGTTGCTGCGCAATAGTGGCATACGTCGATGGGGTTAAATGCGGGCTGTCTGTCGAGGCGCGATTGCTTTGCTGGAAAGCCCAACCCTCACAGGCCCCGCGCACAAAACGCAGTAACACCTTCTGTACAACAACGGCCTTGCTGTTTTTCCCGAGACTCGCCGCACGCATATCCATCCCGCCATACCGCTTCAGGACGCCCTGCTCACCAAGCTGATTCGTGAGGCGAATATAGAGATCACTCTGGTCGAGGGCAATGGCATGCTGGGTGGAGATGCGTTTTTGCAGATAGTTGAAATCGTAAAACAGTTGCCCGAGTTCATCGAGTGTCAGCGTGCCACGGATAGGAGCATAGAAGGTTACCGGGAAAGCAAAAATCTCCTGCAAGCCGCCGGCAATATCGACATCCTCTGCCTGCTCAATAAGAGTCAAGGCAGCCGTCACTCGTGCCAGACCATCCAACAGAATGCGGGTACGTGATGCCGATGTGCCCGTTTCTAATTTGAGATACCCAAGGCTCGCATCATCCGGGCGGGGTTCAAACAACGCAGGCTGCGTCATCCCAATACAAATGGCCGGGAACGCCCCAATAACAGGCCCGTCTTCTCCAATATGTTGACTAATATACTCCATGAGGGCGGTGCGACGTTGGTTGTCAGTCGCCCGTTGGACGTGTTCATAGCGTTCACGGAGCGGTTGAGCAAGCAATTTCCAATGATCAGAGCGCGGGTCATGCCCAAGCACCGCGATCACATCTTGCGGGCGTAGCTGTGTTTGAAAACTGAGGAGCTTCGAGCCAAAATAACCCTGGATGGCTGGGACAGGAACGGTGAGCGGCTTTACTGTATCCATAGATCCCCCAATAACTTGGCATTACTACCATAGAAACTGGGAAATCATATGATCTTTTTTTATATTACGCAATTAAAAAATTATGTAAAAATGATTTTCATATTTAACTACCGTCGCTTAGTACCGTCCGCGCTGCTGGTCCCAGTCTACAAGCAAGCGATCCAGATGGGCAATACTGCGTTGCAGGCTGGCGCGGATCTGGGCGAGATCCTCGAGCGTCACCTTGGGCGCGGGCGTCGGCAACTCCAAGGCCCGATACTTCTCGGCCAAGGCGGCGACGACCTGGGACAATTCGGGCAGCGTCATGTCACGAATGGAGGGATCCTCAGCCATCTTCCACCTCTACCTGAGCAAGCTCTTGCCGTCGAGGAGTGCCTCACTCACCCGTGCCACTTCTCCAGGATGCGCGGGCATCGTTACACGTAAATCACAGGTGCTGAGTTGCCCATGGCTATAGTGCCACGCCAGCGAGCCATTACGCTGTGTCTCCAGTGCCCGCAGCAGCATCTCCAGGTGGGCCTGGGTGACGCCGTGCGCTTCCAGGTTGGCCCAGACGTGCAGATCGAGACTCATCGCACCTCCTGGGGCATCGTCTGTGAGGCATTCCACCGCCGCACCGCCGCACCAGCACTCGGCGCCGGAGGACCAGCCGCCAGGCACAGATTGCAACAGGTGATATATGAGGCGTCGTGGAGTTCTAGGAGCAGGTCGGTCTCGCCACAGAACGGACAGGGCCGGAGCGAAGGCCAGCCCTCCTCCCGCTCGAAAGGGATGTCCTTCATGACTGCCCCTGTCTGGCCACCGGCACGGGCACGCTGTATGTGATAACATACCCTGCGTTGACGACGTCCATACGCCACCGGATCTCCTGCGCCTGCGGAGACAAAACACCGACGTCGCGCAAGAAGGCCTGGATCGCGTGGTAATCGCCGAGCGCCTCATAACAGGCTCGGGGCACGCTCACTTCGACCTGCAACCGGGGAATCATGAGGCATCGTCCTCCCGTTGCTGGGTTTCCATCGCAGTACGCGCCTCCTGCTCGACGGCCTGCGCAATCTGCCCTGCAATCCACTCGGTTTCTACGAGCAACTCCTCATCCTCACCCTGGAGCCAGCGCTGGAGGAGGCGTTGCTGGGGCGTCTGGTCACTCATGCCCCAAGCTCCTCTAGCGTCAAAGGCTTACCCGTCAGATGGTCAATCAACGCCCTCGGACTCAGCGTCCCTGCTCGCCACATCTGCGCTCGCGTCGGGCCGAGCAACGCATCTTGATAGGCGGTAGTACGCTGCTTCAGCCAGGCCGTGACGCTCGCCTCAGGAAGAGGGCCACCATCACGCACACCTGGTTGAAAAGAGCTACGACAATTTGGGTGATAAGGGACGCCACCAAGATAGGGAATGCTGTGCCCGAGCGGTTCATGGGTATCGGCGGTAAAGCGGAGCCCATGTCTGGCCAAACATATGGTGCTAGTTTTACTGTCAAGTATACTAGTATGAATAATGATAAGCTGAGGGGTAGCATTCCGCATCGCCGTAGCCACATGGGCTTCCCCTACCGCATTGGTGACTTGCGTTTGCACGACGGTCGCCGCATCGGTACGTGCCCTGGCCATAATCCCATCCTCGAAGGCGTTGTCACTGGTGCCTTTGATGCGTGCCGTAAGTTGCGTGAGTGACTCCTCCAGGCTGACGCCGACGAGCAGCGAATCGCGTATCCGCTGACCGAGGCTCTGCCCTTGCCGCTCCCACCACTCGGCACCGACAGCACTGAGATCAGTAGGCCGTTGTGGTGTCGGAATGAGTGTCTCCGTCACGCCGCGTCTGAGTGCTGCCTCAGAGGGTAACGCTGGGAGCGTCGCTTCGCCTGTAGCCGCATTGACGATATCCTGCACGATACCCGCTTCCTGCCGGGCCAGACGGAGCAGCGCTGCCGTGAGCAAGGCCGCGAGCGCACTATAGCGATGACGTATCAGCGAATCGAGTTCCTCGTCCATCAGGCTCTCGATGGCCCGGCGACGGGCACGGAGGAGCGTCTCGTCAGTCGGATCACTCATCTTGAGGAGCGCAAGGATATCGGCTTCAAGGACGGTCAATTGCCGCCACACGTCGAGACGCAGGCCGGTCGCTACACGCTGCACCTGAAGCAAGCGCTCCGTCATCTGATCGGCAATCTGCGCATTGACGCTACTCGCCATAGGGCCTCTGGGCTACAACCGCCCCATCAGGAAGAGAATGATCACCACAATAAGTACAATACCTACAATACCGGAAGGCCCCCAGCTATACGTATGATAGCCCCAGGTCGGTAGACCACCAACCAGCAGGACGATCAACACGATGAGCAGGAGGAGCCCCATTTACTTGCCCTTCGGTGGCGCAGTCAGGGTGGCCAATTCCTTCTCGAGCAAGTCGCGCAGCCGCACTACCAGCGTTGGGTAGTCCTCGGCGATACCGTTATAGGCCAGGTCTAGCGCGATGATGGCGTTGCGGACGGCCCCGCGCTTAAAGGCCCTGTGGCTTTCCTGAGCTTTCTGTTCCTGGATCTGTTCCAGGTTCGTAGGATCGGGCATAGTGGTGCTCCCGTTAATGCGGCGCCCGATGCGCACGCGGTTCCTCAGCAGCCACAGGCTCCTCATACTCATGCACCTGGTAATCCCCGCTGGGGCCGACGGGCTGGACCATGCCACTGGACCAGATAAAGAGCTGGCGATCCACGGCACTGAGCAGCCGCCGCAGCACCTCCCCGTAGCCAAGATACTGGTCTTCACTCTTCGGGTCCAATACCCCGAGCGCTTGGCGCATCATCTGCTCGACTTCAGGCGAGGGAGACTCGGGACTTTCCTCCGCCAACTGTTTGACGAGTGCACCCTGGACGGCACGAAGATCCTCGATATAGCCGCGCGGTGCATCGGCATCCGGCGGAGCAAGCGCCTCACGGATGGAGGCGATAAGCGCTTCCATGGTCGGATCATAGTCAGGCATGGGGTATCTCCTCGACAGATTACGGATGGGCTTGTTGTTCCTGGGCAAGGATCTCCTGCGCACGACGCAGCAGCGTCGCATAATCCGCGTGAGCTGCGTCGCCCTGGGGACCATCGACCAGCGCGATAAATTGGCGGACCGCTTGTTCGGTGATCCCGACATCCTGTTCAGCCATGGCGTACTCCTAGCGTTTCTTGCGGCGCCGATTGAGCCGCGCACTCCGTAAGGCAATCGCGATCATCTGCTTGCGTGGCCGCTTCGTCCTACTGTGTTTTAACTCGTGCATCACCTGGCCGACTTTGCGTTGCTTGGCTTTTTTGCTGGCGCCTTTACGAATCATGCGGATGGGCATAGACTACCCCCGAGCACCTTGACCCACGGCCTGCCCGTTCTGCCGCGGCTGGCCATTGCGTCCTGCGATGCGTTGCTCCTGTGCCATCGTCACCAGCCGTTCCGCTTCCCGCGCCTCGAGCAAGGCCTGCTCTTCCTCCACCTCAACACCTGGACGGGCTACTTCGCCCTGTTGTAAATTATAATAAAACGTTTCGTATGACATCGCCCCATTGAGGAACGTCTGCATGAGAGCCTGAAGCTGTTGGGGCGCTAACGTTGTGGCCGCGATCTTGTTGTTCAGGTTGTAACTAATCGCAGGATCATCGAGCCGTTCACTTTGGCCATTCCACCAGGCGTGCCACCGTAACAAGGTGGTCAATCCCTCACTTACGTTGCGAATCAACGTCTGTACGGGACTCTCACTCCCCTGCGTGCGCGTAAGCATGGCCGTCATTGTTTCGGGAACCAGGGGTGCCACCTCCAGCAGACTCGCGCCACGGGCGGCCATGTCATGGAGGTCCTGCTGCATCGCGTGCTCATGCGGCTGAAGGCCC